TTGTGCTGGATTTGTTCATAATGTTATCGTTCAGGCAAGAACTCACCGTATTGGAACCAGTTGGGATGTTCAATCTCAGCGTTACACTGGAAAGCGTGTCGTCAAGGTTGCAAAGAAAGAACTTGATATTGAAGAGGTCTTCTACGTGCGCCCCGTGGGGTTCTACACCAACCGTAAGGGCAAGAAGTATGAATGGACAGAAGAACATCGCCAACGCAAACTAGGGCGCATCCTGGAAGAGTGTGAGGAGTATGCTGATTATTATGATCAAGGAATGTGTGAAGAGCACATCCGCGACTATCTTCCACAGGCAATTCGCCAAAACTTTGTAGTCTCATTTAATCTACGTTCCGTTCTTCACTTTATGGATCTCCGTTCAAAACTAGACGCTCAACTTGAAATTCAAGCACTTTGTGACTCTTTTGCACCTGAACTTGAGAAATGGGCACCTAATGTTTGGAAATATTATGAAGAGAAACGTCTTCATAAAGCACGTTTAAGCCCTTAATAAATAAAATTATCTTGAATTCTTAACTTATGGCAATATATCCAATTATTCATAAAGAAACAGGTGAAAAAAAAGTTGTTGAGATGAGTGTCAACGACATTATGCAGTGGTATAAAGACAATCCCGAATGGCAGAGGGATTGGTCGGAAGGATGTGCAACTCCAGGTGAAGTTGGAGATTGGCAAAACAAACTTATTAGTAAAAACCCAGGGTGGAACGACGTTTTAGGACGTGCAGCAAAAATGCCTGGATCTAACGTAAAGAAAATCTAGTATGGCAAGAAGAAAAAGAGGATCTGCAGAGCAACCAATCGGGGTTGGACTCACGGCAAAGCAGATGAAAAGGAGAAAGCCTTTAAGTTCTGATTATCTTTTAGATATTGAACCAGTTACAGACAATCAAAAAAAGTTTTTTGATGCTTATGCTCAAAATAAACATGTAGTTGCTTACGGATGTGCTGGAACTGGTAAAACTTTTATCACTCTTTATAATGCTTTATGTGATGTTTTAGATGAAAACAGTCCATATGAGAGAATTTATTTAGTTCGTTCTCTTGTTGCAACTCGTGAGATTGGATTTCTTCCAGGAACTCATGATGATAAGGCAGATATTTACCAAATTCCTTATAAGAATATGGTAAAATACATGTTCCAGATGCCTACCGATGCAGATTTTGAAATGCTTTATGGAAATTTAAAGTCTCAAGAAACTATTAAATTTTGGAGCACCTCTTTTCTTCGGGGAACGACACTTGATAATGCTATTGTAATTGTAGATGAATTTCAAAATTTGACCTTTCATGAATTGGATAGTATAATTACTCGTATTGGTGAAAATTCCAAGATTATGTTTTGTGGAGATGCTACACAATCAGATCTTCAAAAAACTAACGATCGTAACGGAATTATTGATTTTATGAAAATTTTAAGATCTATGTCATCTATTGAACTCATAGAGTTTGGTGTGAATGATATTGTTCGTTCTGGATTAGTTAAAGAGTACATTATTGCAAAAATTGATTCTGGATTTTAATTGTCTATGCAATATAGGTTTAACGACATAATTTGTATAGATAATTTTTATGAAGATCCAGATGAAGTTAGAAATTTTGCTTTATCTTCTAACTGCTTTTATCGTAGGACAATAAATGAAGGATATCCTGGAGTAAGAAATCGGGGATTTGGTTCTAAATCTACACCAAAAAGTTTTTCAGATATTAATCAATATGTAATGTATAAAAAATATTATACTAATTTTTTAAACACATTGAAAAAAAAGTGCAGTCTGTTTGATCCTGATAAAATTACATTTAGAGAAGTATCATTTCATAAAACCCCGTTATTTTCTAAAGACAATTATTCTAAATTAAATAGTGGATTCATTCACACTGATAATCAAGATTTTAAGATTAAAGATTTAAATAAAAAATGTTTTGCTGGAGTTGTTTATTTAAACAAACAAGTTTGCAATCCAAATTCTGGAACAACTATTTTTAAATTAAAAAAATCAACAGAACGTGATATAAAATTTTTTAATCCAATTAATTCTTTTTTATTCCATAACCTCCGCTTTAGAAAATATAATGAAGATGATTTTATATCATCAAAAGACATATTTTGGGAATATCAAAAATTGTATAATACATTTCTTAAAAAAGAAAAACATTTTGAAAAATATCTTTATTATAAAAATATTTTTGATTCCGAATTTGAACCAATAAAAAGTTTTGAAAATGTTTATAATAGAATTGTAATTTATAGTTCTGATTATTTTCATACTGCTACAGGAGCATTTGTTAATGATTTTGAGGACAGATTGACACAAGTTTTTTTTGCTATTGAAGAATGATTAATTTTAAACATATTGATATTGATCTCCCTCAACTTGAACGGGAGACTATAGATGGTGTTCGCTATTATAAAGTTCCAGATTTAGAAGAACTTCTCCGTTTAGTTTCTATTACTTCTGTTACAAGTCACAAAAATCGTCAGTTCTTTGCTAACTGGCGCAAAAAAGTTGGTCAAGAAGAAGCAGATAAGATTACCAGACAGGCAACTAGTCGTGGTACTGATATGCATACTTTAGTTGAGCACCTTTTAAAAAATGAAGATCTTCCAGAAGTTCAACCTTTGTCGCAATTTTTATTCAAAATTGCTAAACCAGATTTAAATCGTATAAATAACATTTATGCTCTTGAAAGTTCCTTATACAGCAAAATTCTTGGAGTAGCAGGAACTGTAGATTGTATTGCAGAGTTTGATGGCGAATTAGCAATAATCGACTTTAAAACATCTAAAAAACCAAAACCACGGGAATGGATTGAACATTATTTTGTTCAATGCGTTGCTTATGCATGTATGTTCTATGAACTTACAGGCATTCCTGTTAAAAAACTTGTAATTATTATGGCTTGCGAAAATGGAGAATGTATCGTTTATGAAGAAAGAGACAAATCAAAGTACATCAAACTACTCACCGAATACATTAGAGAGTTTGTTAGAGATAAATTGGAATCATATGGAACCCAGTAAACAATTAAGAAAAGATGGAAAGGCGAACGTTAGAAATGATGCATTTTATGAACATTCGCCTAGGTACGAAGAAATTTTAGACAAAGAAATAGCAACTAAATTTCTAACGCCATCTAAATTTGCGTTAGAAATTGAAAAAATAGTGGCAGCAGAAAAAATCAATTATATTGATGCTATAGTTCATTATTGTGAAGTGAATGAAATTGAAATAGAATCAATCACTAAAATAATTTCAAAACCTTTGAAAGAAAAGTTAAAGTGGGACGCAACACGTCTAAACTTTATGAAGAAAACTTCCCGTGCCAAACTTCCTTTATGAGTCCGTTTGAGACATATCAAACTTATCTTTCTATGAAAAGTCATTTTACTAACAGTAAATATGACTTTTTTAAGTATGGGGGTAAGTCTAGAGCAACAATTGCATCATTTAATAAAAGAAAAGACAAGTACTGGTTTGAAAAAACCAGTCGAAAATATTCCGATAAAGAAGTAATTGACTTCTTACTTTCAAACTTTGTTTCCGCCGATAACCCGTCAAACTTATGGATTGGAGAAATTATCAATTCTGGAGAAAGAACATACGCAGATTGGATGCGGAGACAGCAGAGTTTGACTTACTTGTTCAAAGAACAATCGGAAGAATTGTTCTCACAAATAAAATTAGAGGATGCCTTCAATTGTTCCAAGGGTCATCCAATACTCCTCAAAAAGTTTCTAAGCGGGAAAATATCATTAGAAACCTTTACAATTTACGAAAAAATATTCCATTTTTCAAAAAGTTTTGACACTAAACTGATTGATCCAGTGTGGGAAACCGTAAGTTTGAAAGTTAAAAAATATAATCCATTCCTAAATATTGATGTATTCCAGTTTAAAAAAATTTTGAGGAGAATTGTTGATGAGTAGTTTTTTTGATTCTGATATTATTCAGGAAGAATTGAGAGAAATCAACAAATTACAAGAAAAAATTTACGGAAGTATTCTTACTTTCGGAATGATGACCCGTGAAGATAAACTGGAACATATTGAAAAATTGACCACCTTATTAGAAAAGCAACGTGTAATGTATACACGGTTGTCTCTTTCAGATGACCCTCAAGCGGTTGAAATGAAAGAGAATTTGAGAAAATCAGTTGCTCTGATGGGATTTCCACCAGAAACTGATATGAATTTATTGTTCAGTAGTATGAACAAAACAATTGAATCCCTCAAGCAATACCTTGACGCCTGAAGGAAACCCTGCTATACTATCCAAGTAATCCTCCAAATCCAATTAATCCGAGGTAATCTAATGTCTTTCGCAGATCTTAAGAAACAATCCAAACTGGGTTCTCTCACCGCAAAACTGGTGAAAGAAGTCGAAAAAATGAATACTAGTAGCGGTTCTAGTGATGACCGTGTATGGAAACTCGATGTAGATAAAAGCGGCAATGGTTATGCCGTAATCCGTTTCCTTCCTGCTCCTAACGGCGAAGACCTGCCGTTTGTAAAACTCTACAGTCACGCATTTCAAGGCACTGGTGGTTGGTACATTGAAAACTCTCTGACCACTCTGGGGCAAAAAGATCCCGTTTCCGAGCACAATACTCTGCTGTGGAACAACGGCACCGATGTTGGTAAAGAGCAAGCACGTAAGCAGAAGCGCAAACTGACTTACATCTCCAACATCTATGTGGTAAAGGATCCTGCCAATCCCGAAAATGAAGGTAAAGTTTTCCTCTTCAAATACGGTAAGAAAATCTTTGATAAGATTACCGAAGCGATGCAACCTGAATTTGAAGATGAGGAAGCAATTGATCCCTTTGACTTCTGGCAAGGCGCCAACTTCAAACTGAAGGCAAAGAACGTTGCTGGATACCGTAATTACGATTCCAGTGAGTTTGCAAAGCAAGGTGCTCTGCTGGACGATGATGATGCAATGGAAGCAGTGTGGAAGAAGCAGTATTCTCTTGCCGAACTCGTTGCTGCTGATCAGTTTAAATCTTATGATGAACTGAAGAAGCGCCTTGAGTATGTGCTGGGTTCCAAAGGTTCCCGCCGTGTAGATGAAGAAGTTGCCGAAGAGGAAGAATATTCTCGTGGTCCTGTGAAGGAACTTGATGATGATCTTCGTTCCGAACTGAACAATCTTCAACCCACTCGCCGTGCTGCTGCCCCTGCAGAAGAGGATGAAGACGACGATGCACTTTCTTACTTTGCCCGCTTGGCAGAAGACTGATTAGGTAATATAAAAAAGGGGAAGTTTCCTTCCCCCTTTTTTTATGAAATTTGATTATTGTGATGATCTTTAGATTTTTTAAGGAGAAGTGATTCTTAAATTTTCACCCCTAATTAAATACTCATTAACATATTGAGAAGATTTTTTATATTTCATTTCGTTTCTCATATCATTTAAGAACATTTGTAAGTATGTTTTTTTAAGAACTAAAATTTCTCTTTTCTCATCATTTTTCTGTATTTCATATTCAAAATTTGTAACTGGTTTAGTTATATTGTATACAGTTTTATATGAATTTTCTCCTTCATCATAATATGTTACATATGATTGTGTGGGAAGAGTATCTGTTTCTGGAATTGGTAATTTGTAATTTTGGTTTACTATTTGTCCAGATGGTATTATTATTCTTCCCTTGGAGTCTTTAATTTGTTTTGTTTCGTAATATTTTACTGAATTTATTTGATCACCATATATTGAATAAGTGTAATTATAAATGTCTTTATTTGATAAAGGCCATTCGTTTCTTATGTTCCTAATTCCTGCAGATATTATAACAACCCAGTCTAAATCTGGGGAACCATATAATTCATTTGCAACTTGATCTGGTCTAGTATCTTCTAGTATTGTATAGTTATCAAAAGCAGTATAAACATTTTCAAAATCTGGTCTTACTCTAACTCTTCTAAAAAGATTTTTAGCTTCAACATAATCTAAAGAAGAGTTTCTATCGACTAATGGTGATGGATATTCTAAATTTGGTAGTTCTCTAAAGTATCCCATATCAGAATCCTACTCCTTCTAAACTATCAGTGTATTCGTCACTATAAATTGGATTTAGTTCTTGGAAATTTAAATCCATTGTCAGCGATATTGGAGTTCCATCATAATAAGTTGCATAAACGTTATCTCCAGTATAATTTACAGATACGTTTTTTAATGCACAGGGTTTAAATTTATGTAAAAACTTATGATCACCACCTCCAGTTTTGTATACAGGTTGAAATACGTATGGAGTTGTCAAATAAAGATTTTCTTTACCTTCTCTATTTGCTGCCATGTACTTTTTAAAAGTTTTTATAATATTTTTTACATTTGCAGATTCTGTTTCATCTCTCGGAGTCATTTTAAATGAAAATCTAAAATCACGAAGAGTTACTCCATTAAATAATAACTCTAAATTTGGATTAAAAATTCTTCCAGATTCCCTAGCTAGCATTTGATCTAGACTAACATTTGTTCCAAATACATTAAGTGCTTCTGCTGCAATATAACGGTTGAATAATTGTGATGCTTCTTGCCCTGTTATACCAGATTCTGTTATTGCTGCATTTATTTTATCTTTTGCTTGCTCTAAACTTTGTGGTAAATCAAATACATTAATACCAGTTGCACCTTGAATTGCTTTTAATGCGGCACCAGTTATATTGCCCATTTTATCTTCACCCCAACTCACAGCATTTGCATCCTGAATGCTAGATGGCATTGGTAAAAAAATAGTTTTTTCTATATCTCCAATTAACTGATTATTAATAAAAGATCCACTTTTTCTAGAATAAGATCTAATTTGTATCTCTAAATAATCAGTATTTTTTTCAATAGCCAAATCAGCAGGATATCTTAATTGAGGATCTGCCATTATTGTTTTTTAACTATTTAGACGAAATTTCCCAAATGGAATAGTTTGTAAGTCTTTTATTTCTGAAGAATGTACTTCATAAATTCCTCCAGCAATCTCATCCCAAGTATATTGGCGAACTTCTCCCCAGTGGAAGTTAATTCCTCTAAATCCCCATGAAAAAACATCGGTAACTGCAACTAATGGATTTTGATCATATTGAATATTTGGAGTTTTTGGATTATATACAAATACATAATACTTTCCAGTTTTTGGAACTTTTTCACTTTCTGTCAATGCGCTAATTATTTCAAGCATTAAATCATCTGGATCTTCATTACCTACTAAATTCTTTGTTACATTACGAATTCTATTAATATTATCATTAGTATCAGTATTTGTTTTCTTTCTTTGTTTGATTGTTTTTCTTGGCATTTTAGATACCTAATTCATCTTCTGTGATGATTTTAAATTGCCATTGACGATCTTCGCAAAATTCTTTTGCTGCTTTCCATTTTGCTTGGTTTTTTGCATACTCTACTACTTCGTAGATGTATCCTTTTGTTTTTCTTTTTTGTACTTTGGGTTCTACTGTTTGTTTTTTTGGTTTTATTTCAATTAAATATTTTTTAATTACACCATTTTCATTTACCTTAATATAAAAATCTGGGAAATATCTGTGAATACGATTATCTATGGGTGATCTATAAGGTAGACAAATCTCTTCAGATCCCCATTCTAAAATATGTTCTCGCGTATCACAATAAACCATAAATTTTCTTTCCCACAAAGACCTGTATATGATATTTGTGGGATCACCTTTATATTTTTTGGGGTATGATGGTTTATATTTTCCCTTATATGACATCTAAATAATTCATAACATAGTATCTTAAAGATATTTAGAAATGTCATTAGTACCTCAAATTGGCACTGTTAATATGAGTACATTACCAATTCTTCTTCAGGGGGGATTGGCTAGAACAAATTTATATGAGGTTTCAATTACTCCATCTTGGTTGTCACCATCAAATACAACATCTTTTTTAGATTTTTTGAGGAGCGGAACACAATATGGTTCTATTAATTTTACAACTGATTTTGGAAATAGACTAGGTCTTTTATGTTCTGAAGCATCTCTTCCAACTTCCTCATATGCCACTTCGGAAGTTAAAGACAATTATATGGGTGTTTCTGAAGAATTTGCCCATAGTAGAATTAATACTGATATTGATTTTACTTTTTATATTGATAGAGATTATAAGGTTTTACAATTTTTTGAATCATGGATGGATTATATTTCCGGGGGAGCAGGTGGTCAATCACCGCAAATACAGGGGAGTAATGCTCCAACTAGAGGATATTACCGAAAGTATAATTACCCAAGATACTATAAAACAGATGGAGTTTATATAAAGAAATTTGAAAGAGATTTTGCATCTTCTAGATCTACAAATGTATCTTTTCAATTGGTCAATGCTTTTCCAAAGTCTGTTGCATCAATACCAGTCGCATATGGAGAAGCAGAAATTATGAAAGTTACTGTTACTATGAATTATGATCGTTATGTTATGAGAAGAGAAAATGCACCATTTAATTTTGACAGTGACACTTCAATAGGTGCAAATGATCTTCTACCATCTTCCACTGAAACATTATCTCCATTATCCCCAGCATTTAATAATCCAGCGATAGCCTGATAAATAATCACAACTGAATTGTATTAGAGGATTATGCCTTTACCTAAAATTAATACTCCAACTTATGAGTTGGAAATTCCTTCAACTGGAAAAAAGATAAGATACAGACCTTTTCTAGTTAGGGAAGAAAAAATTCTTATCATGGCACTAGAATCTGAAGACATGAAGCAGATAACCAGTGCTATTGTTCAGATTCTGACAGAATGTATTCTTACAAAGGGAGTTAAAATTTCTGATCTAGCAACTTTTGACATTGAGTACATTTTCTTAAATTTAAGAGCTAAATCAGTTGGAGAAACTGTTGAAGTTAATGTGATTTGCCCAGATGATGGAGAAACACAAGTTAAGATGGAAATTGATATTGATGAGATTAAAGTTCAAAAAGATACGGAACATACTCAAATAGTTAAATTGGATGATGAACTTTCAATGAAGATGAAGTATCCTTCATTAGAACAGTTTGTTGAAAATAATTTTGAATATAATAGTGATAATAATGATGTTGATAAATCTTTAGATATGATTGTTTCTTGTATTGATATGATTTACAATCAAGAAGAGTCTTGGTCTGCTGTCGACTGCACTAAAAAAGAAGTGAAGGAATTTGTAGATCAGATGAATACCAAGCAGTTGACAGAAATTGAAACTTTCTTTACTACAATGCCTAAATTATCCCACAAAGTTCAAGTCAAAAATCCAAAGACCAAAGTTGAAAGTGAAGTAGTTCTGGAGGGTCTTGCCAGTTTTTTCACTTGAGTATGGCTCATACTAGCCTTGAGTCATATTTCAAAATTAATTTTGCCATGATGCAGCACCATAAATATTCTTTGACAGAGCTAGAAAATATGATGCCTTGGGAAAGAGAAGTTTATGTTTCTCTTTTACAACAACATGTTGAAGAAGAAAACTTAAAAGCGCAGCAAAGTGGAAATCGATCAGGTTTATAAGGCACCATCTATTCCCAAATTAAATCGTAGAAATATTAAGTCTACGTTAATTAGTGGTGCCATTAAACCTGGTGTTGAACTAAAGAAGACAAAATTTAGTTTTATTAAACCTTTAGCGAAGTTAATTCCAGACTCTTTAGTTCCGATCAAAGAGGATGAGAGCAAAAGGGAAGCATTAGTTAAGTATATACAGTCTAATTTTGGGATACATAAAGTATTAGAACAGTCGAATAAACTGTTATCCCAAATCAAAGATCAATTATCTTTAGATTTTCTTTCTAGAATTAGAGAAGAGAAAAAAGATCTAGAAGAATCTAAAAAAAGAATCGCAGCAGAAAAGGTTAAAGATAAAGAAAAAAAATTAGAGAGCGGTGGCGTAAGAGGGTTTTTAGGTAAAACATTTAGTACACTTCTTGCTCCAGCAAAGAGTATTTTTCAAAAGTTAATTGACTTCTTTTCAATAATACTGACTGGAATTTTAGTTAATAGTGCTTTTAAGTGGTTACAAAAACCAGAAAACCAAGAAAAACTTAAACAGTTCTTTCAGTTTCTAAAAGATTATTGGAAAGAACTTCTGATAGTTTTTGGTGCAATTAAATTATTAGGATTAGTTAGAAAAGTTTTAAAGGTTGCGAATGCTCTTAAAAGTCTTATAGAGTTCTTCAAGAAAAAACCACAACTACCTTGCAATTGTCCAAAATCTCCTGCACAAAAAGGAGGACTTCCAGATTGTGAACCTATTAAAGATTGTGTCGATAGTTTAGTTAAAGATCCGAAGAAAGGACCTGGATTTTTAGAAAATCTTGCCGAATCATTATTAGGAACAAAAGCATTCGCTCCATTTTTACTTTTATTAGGAAAACCACTACAGACACCTCAACCTAAAGCACAACAACCTGCTCAACAACCAGCACAACAACCGGCACAACAACCTGCACAACAACCAGTAAGAAAACCAGTATCACCACAACAAGTTCCTCTTTTGAAAAGAGGAGGTCCTCCAAAAGGTTTGACTGATTACATTAATAATTTACAAAATCAACCAACTGCCGAAGCAAAATTATTCAAACAATTAAACTTACCTTCTTGGAGTATTCCAATTGTTGAAGCAGTTCTTACATCTGCTACCATGGGATTAGGTAGAGGACGTGGAATTGGTTCTGCAGGTAGAATAAGAATTAATCCACAACAATATCCTCGTCCACTTGGCCCCTATCCACAATCAATTCAAAGTCCAGTACGACCAATAAAACCAGTTAATACTACTTTAAGTGTTCCAGAACTTCCTGCTCAACCTACTCGTTTATTAGATAGAGTACGAGTTACTGGTGCTAGTGGTAAAAAAACTATTGTCAGAAACCAAAGATTATTTTCAAATTTAGCATATAAATCTGATAAACAACTAGTTAGTAAAATAACAGAAGATCCAACAACTTCAACAGAATTTCTTAAGTTTTTAAAGCAAAGTCAATCTTTTACTAGGTCTGGATCTGATCCAAAAAATTTAAAAACTATAAATGATTTTGCAGAAATGCAAAATATTCCTGTTGAGCAACTTATACAAAGTCAAACAAAAAACTTTAGATCATATTTGCAAAATCAATATGTTGTTAGTAGAGAAAAGGGTGGAACAATCCCAAAAATTTCACTGTTTGCTGGAGGTGGAACTGTTGGAGGACCTGGCGCATTAGGTGTTGATAGCGTTCCTGCTGCGATAGCATCTGGGGCAGGAAAACTTGCTAACTATGGAAAGGCACTACTCGCACCTGGTGAAGAAGTTATTAATACTCGTGCATCTATGCTTTTCAGACCGTTACTGAAAGACATTAATGATAATGCTGCTAGGATGTGGCAGAGTTTTACAAATGCGGTAAGAAGACAAGATGCTGTTAATAATATTAAGTCTGGTATAATTGAAGAACTGAATAAAATTTTAGAAGAATTTAAAGCATTATTAGATAAAGAGTCTAATGATATAAAAAGAAAAAATAGATCAGCAAGAAAACCTCCTGGTGGTGGTGGATTTAGACCATCCTTTGGTGGTGCTAATCCAATTCAAAAAATTGATAAAGGAGTTGGTGGATTAGTTCAAAATGTTGGTGGAATGCTAGGTAAAAATCAAGGAAAACAAACTGGAATTCCTGGAGGTGGATTTATTGGTGAGCAACTTGGAAGAAATGAAGCAGATAGAAGATATGAGGATCTTAAAAATTCAATTAGAGAACTTATGAATAAATCTAGATCTAATATTTCTAGACCAAATATTAATGTTCAAAATCCAATAAATTTAACACAAAATATAGTTAATCCGGAAATTGAAAAAACTATACTAGGTAATCAAAACATATATGTTATTCCCGTACCAGTTTCTAGAGAAACATCCAAATTGTCTAGATCCAAATCCTCTGGTGGAAATATTAGTGTTATAAACCTTCCACCAAAAACGGTTAATTTATCTAAACCAAAATCTAAACCACTACCATCATCACCTTCCGGAACATCATTACCGTCTATTTCTCCTATTGATCAAAGTAATGATTATGTGTTTACAACACCTTCTATGTACGGCATTCTAGTAGTCTAATAAATCATGAAACTAATAGAAACAAAACCAACAGAAAAATCATCAAAGAAATTAAAGTTGAGTATCTTCAACATTAAGAGTCTTTTGGTTTTTAATAAAAAGAAATTAGATAAAATTAAAAAAGAAAAGAAAAAGTTTTCTTTATTTCAAATGAAGAAAAAGAAAGTTGAAGAGAAAGAAAATAAGATTGAGTCTCCACGTACTGTTGGGTCTACATTAAAGAATATTGGTAAAGGTTTATTGGCAAAACCATTAAGTATTATTGATAAATTAAAAGAATTTTTTGGTATAATACTTTTAGGTGTTCTAGTTAATAATTTACCTACTATAGTTAAAAAACTTCAAGATGTATTAGGTCAAATAAAGAAATTTTTTGAAGATAATCCATGGATTGGTAAAGTTATAACATTTACGTTTGATATTATTGCCAAAGGCATGATGGGCATTTTAGATTTAACCAAAGTTTTGATGCCTGTAATTGGTGGTTCATTTAAGTTTGCTCTTGATACTATTAAAACTGCCGGAAAAGAAATTGGAAAAGCAATAACTTTATTTGATCAATTAGATGCCGGTATTAGTTCCGTAATGTCTGCTTTTGGGTACAAACCACCCGCAAAAGCAGCACAAACATATGCTAAAAGTAAAGGAAAATATTATTCAAACACAACTGGAAAAACTTATGCAAATTATAAAAGTGCATTAAAAGACCCTAAAGTAAAGCAAGGTGCTCAACAGCAAGCAACGCAGAAATCAAAAAAAATACGCCAAGTTTCAACAGCATCTGGAGGATCTTATAATCCTAATACTGGTTATACGTATAATCCAAATTTTAAAGATCCTGCACAGGCAGTTGGAGTTTTAGCACCAAAGGCTGGTGTAATGGGGACTATGATACCTGGTCAAAAAGATACTTGGAGAGAGTATGGACCAGGAGAAAATAAAAATATCTATAAACAAAATGTGCAGAGATATAGCACCGTAAATCAAGCACAAAAAGTACAAAAACTCGCTATTGGTGGAACAGTTAGAAACTTCTTTGGTAATATGTTTGGTTCTAGAAGAGGACTGGGAAACATACCACCACAAGAAGGAACTGGAAGAGGTGGTCCGTCTGATATTAGAATGGCAACTAAAGATAGTGGTAAAACTTATGCAAGTCCTTATGCATCTCCTGGAGGAACTGCTAAAGGAAGAAAGGCAAGAGAAACTGTAAATTACTTTAAATTCTTTGAGAATAATGTTAAAAATGAAGAACGTAATTTAGTTGGTGAAGAAAAAAATCTCACTATGTTTAGTGAGTTCATGAAGAGTTATAGTAATCTTCTTGATATAAGAAAGAAATATAGAGATACAGATTCTGAAACAAGGAGAAATAGAAATGCCCAAACAGAGTCTCCAGATGATTATGATCCAGGTGAAGTTGGATCATTTGCATCTGGTGCTTATATTGGACCTCCGGGAGATGCTGATGGGGAACAAACTGGTCTAAACATGAATTTACCTGGAGGAATAGGAACTCCAATTTATGCCCCAAGAGATTTAATTTACAAGAAAAAAGGAACAAATGGTGGTCCATCTGTTGGTCTTCAAGGAACACCCGATGCATTAGGACCATCAGGATCTGGATTTGGATTTTATGGTTCTTATTTTTTCAAAGAAAATGATAAAGAATATGAAGTTCTTATGGGGCATTTTAAAGATATGCCATATAAGGGATCTAGTGATGGGGAAATTATTAAAAAGGGAACTTTATTAGGTTATCAAGGTGCTTCTGGAAGGAGTGTTAGTTCATCTAATGGAGTTTATCCACACATTTCACTCCATTTAAATGGTGTTGGATTTCAAGCATCAAATCAAGAACTAGTAAAATTTGCTAATTCATTGAGAGCTTCTGGTGGAACTAAAGCAGTTTCTTCTAGTAAACCCAGCGCAAGTGCTTCTGGATTAGCTAGTTTTTATGGAGGTCCATTTGACAAATATTGGCACGGAAGAAAAACTGCAAGTGGTCAAGTATTTGATGAAAATGCATTTTCTGCAGCATTAAAAGATGGTCTTCCTTTTGGAATGTATGAAGTTGCATATAAAAATAAAACTGTTTTAGTTCGTGGAAATGATCGTGGAAATTTCGGTCCAGGAAATACTGCTGGAATTAATCCTCCAAAAGATTTTGATTTATCATATGGCGCAGCAAAAGCTCTTGGTATAACATCGGATGGTAGAGGTGGTGTAGGAAGAATTACTTATAAAAGAGTTGGTGATTTAAAACCAACTGGAGGTGGAATAATTACAAAACCAAAACCACCAAAACCTTCTACTCAAGCATCTCCACAAGCAAAAATGGATGCTCAATCTTTGAGAACTAATATCTCAAATTTAATGGGAGATTTGGGTGTTACTAAAAAAATATTTGGACAGCAAAATTTATCTGTAGAGATTAAAGATGGAAAATTAGAAATCAAAGATACTAGAGGTGTTTTTGGAACAGGTTTATTTCAATCTAATTATGATACCAAAGGTTCTAATTTAAAACTACTTAAGGATATAGAAAATTATTTAAAATATGAATTAAATAAAAAAAGAGAAGAACAAAATAAACCAGGAGCAGGAGCATCAGGTTATGGTGGTGCTAGTGCCAGCATTAAAAATGTAGATGATACAGATAAAAAAGATTTAGTTATTGTGAAAGAAACATTAGTTGCTGTTGTTGAAAGTCCACCCGAAGTAATTACTAATACGGTAAATAATTATGTTCCTATTTTGATCTCTCAAGGAACTTCTGCTTCAAGAAGTTTAAGATCTACACTTTCATAAAAATATGTCAAGTTTTTCAAGAGCATCTCAATATAAAGAAATTAAAATCACTAGAGATAATACTAGTGTTTTTATAGATTGGAAAACGGTAGATTTTTCATATTATGAAAGTATTTTTTCACCTATAGTTACCGCAAGTTTAACATATGTTGATACTGGAGATCTTGTTCGTTCAAATAGATCAGTAGACGTTCAGGAAAGAAGTGGAACTTTATTAGAGGCACTTCCTATTCAAGGTAGGGGAAAAGAAAAAATTTCTTTTAAAATAGAAAATGCATCTGGAGAACTTGATTTTACGTCTGATCCAATGGTAGTTTCTAATCCTATTCCACTATTTCAGGAAAATAATCAAAGAGAATCTGTTTCATTACAATTAGTTTCAAAATATTCTATTGATAATGAAAATTCCAATATTTATTCAAAATATTATAATACAATCTCAAGTTCTATAGAAAAAATTTTAGTAGATGAGTTAAAAATTTCAAGCGATAAATTGGAGATTGATTCTACTTCAAATAGCGATTCTATTGAGGGATCTGGACAGAGAGCATTTGATATTTGTATAGAAATGGCAACTAGATCTGTATCCACTTCTGGTGGTCCAGGATTCTTTTTTTGGGAAACTAAAGATGGATTTCACTTTAAATCTTTGGATAATATAGTAACATCAACACCGGTAGAAACTTATAAATACCACCCAATTTCACAAAATCATATTGAAGGAACTGATGTTAATTATAGAATCTTAAATACACCAAGTTATAAAAATAATTCAAATCTTTCCAATGATTTAAGATCTGGTCTGTTTAGAACTAAAAATATATCTTTTGATTTTAGCACATTTAGTTATAAAGAAGAATTTATTAATTTATCAAGTCTTGGATTTGAAACATTAAACAATTATACTGATTATTCTGATGTTTTTGATGAAAAAGAAAATTTTACAAGAACTAATTTCTTTGTTTTAGATTCTGGTCTCAATAATCCAGGCATAACTACAGTCGTTACTAATAATCAAAGATTTTATTTGCCACAATCTTTAATGAGATATAATTTATTAATGACACAGGTTTTGGATATTTTAGTTCCTTGTAATTTGAAACTAAAAGCAGGTGATGTTATAACATGTGAATTTGTAAAAATATCTTCAAGTAATTTAAGTTCTGGGTCAATAGGACAACTACAAAGTGGAAATTATCTTATTACACATCTATGTCATAAATTTACTTCAAGGTATTCTTATACTTCTTTAAGAATAGTTCGTGATACATTCGGAATATATAAAGGTAGTTAAATAAAAAAAATGTTTGATCCCAGCTTTTTTGGCAAGTCACCTCCAAATTGGTTTATAGGACAGGTTCCTTTAGGACAAACTATTAATAGAGAAGATCCAAATCAATGGGGAGATAGAGTAAAAATTAGAATTGTTGGAAATCATGCAGCTGAAGGAAATAAAATCAAAGATGAAGATCTTCCTTGGGCAATTATATTAAGATCAACAAGTCATGGTGCTCTAAATAGAATGAGCACCGGAATAACTGGTGGTGAGTGGGTTATTGGAATTTTTATTAACAAATCATATGTAAAACCAATACCATTAATTCTAGGAGTTCTTGGAAGAAGTGATCCAACTTATAATATGACTTTTTCTGAAGCAGAGAAAAAAAAGAGTTCAGAATTTAAAAAAACTTTAAATTGGTATAATGATATTCAACCTCAACTATATCATAAATTTGGAAATCAAACACCAGGTGAAAAATCTTCTCAATCTTTCCCCAAACCACCTTCAAGTTTTTTTGGTATATAAACAAACATGACAGCATCAAAAACATTTAATGCGGATTTACCACATTACTTTAAAGAAGAAATTGGAAAAGATAAAACATATTTTGTAAAAGAATCATACTGCAATTCCCTTTCATATGAATCTTATAAGCAACTTTGTGAAATTCCACAAACAAAAGCGTCTGCTTGTGGAAATGATCAAGTTAGTCAAATATATAAAACTTTAAAAAAATTTTTTATAGTACTAAGAGGTCTTAAAAAATATCTTGATAAGTATGTAAATCAAACAATAAATGCAGTTACAAATCTTCAAGCAGAAATAACTGCAACAATTAATGAAATAGTTGCAGTATTAAAATCTCTGGTTCATAGAGCTAGAGAATGGGTTCTTAAAAAAGTTAAAAAAGGTTTGGAAGATGTTTTATTTACTGCAGAAACTCCACAATCAAAAGGTCCAAAAAAAGCATTACTTTCTAGAATTATAGATGAAATTTTCTGCAAATTTGATGATATTATATCTGGATTATTTAATTTAGTTGGAGATTTTTTATATGCTTTAATAGGTCAAGTTATTAACATTCCTTTCTGTGCAGCCGAAAATTTTGTTAATTCTTTACTTAGTAAACTTCTTACTGACATTGACAATGCACTACAACCTATTTTTGATCAAATTAATAAGGTTTTAGCACCAATTTCTAAAATAATGGGATCAGTATTTCAAGTTGTAGATTATATACTTGGATTTGAAGGATTTTTATGCGAAAAACCAGAATGTAATGATGAACTAAAACAATTTGAAGCTGGTCCTTGGGGAAGACCTCAAAACACTAAAACTGACAATTGGTCTAATTTTTCTTTTAGTTCCTCTATAGGTCGAGGTGCAAATCAAGTATTAAATGATTTTTTTGGTAAAGGATCTGATGGTAAATATATTTCTCCTGGTGGATGCTATCCTGGAGAATTTGAATGTTCAACAGAAGTTCAATTTTTTGGTGGAGGTGGATCTGCAGCAGTAGGTTCTGCAGTTGTTAATCAAATAGGTCAAGTTGTAGGTGTTAATTTATTTTATGGAGGTTCTGGATATACATCCCCACCATTCGTTAGTTTTGTCGATTCGGGTGGATGTGGTAGAAATGCCAGTGGACATACTAAAATAGATAACGATACTGGAGAAGTAACAGATGTCGTAATAGATAATCCTGGAATAGGATGGACTACACAATCTCCAAATTCACCAATTATTACTAAGTTTTTAGGAACACCAAATCCAATTCAAGTAGAAAATGAAATAACTTTAAGTTGGGAGGTTTCTAATGCAACTAAAGTTTCTTTAGGGATTCCTGGATATACTAATTTACCTCTTGTTGGAAGTCAAAAAGTAGCGATTACTTCTTCAGATGTTGATTTTCCTGCAGGAAAGTTTATTACCAATAAAACATTTACTTTGACTGCAACAAATAGTATTCCACCATGGTCTCCGTTAGAAATCATTAGAGAATTAAATGTACAAGTTACATCACCAGAAGGATATGGATCTACAGATATTACCGATCCAATATCTACAGAATCTCCTATAATAAACGGATTTGGTGTAAATCCGGAAATAGCAGAAGTTGGGCAAGTTATTAAATTTACATGGTCAACTTCTAATGCAACTTCTGTTGAACTTGGAATTTTAAATTCTTCTGGAAATGTAACATCAATTTACACTAATTTAATTTCCAATGGTTCTGCATCATTGGTTCTACCAAACGATTTGGTATTTCCTAGCAGTGGTGCCAATTTAATTAATACTTATGTTTTAACTGCAATTAATTCTAAAGCTCCTTCTGGAAAAAATAAAGATGTAAAAAATACAACAGTAACTATAGTTTCACCAACAACTCTTTTACCAGATTGGAATTTTCCATCAACACCGGGAGCAACACAAATACCAATTGCACTTGGTGATATAACCGGAACTCAAGTAGATAATACCGAACTTCCTGGAGGTGCTAATTATAATTTTAATCCAAATCCTTCAGGATCATTTTTGGATATATTACCTGGTGGTGGTGGAGGAGGTGGTGATATTCCCGAAGGAGGTGGAGGTCAAACTCCTGAAGGTGGTGAAGATAATACTGGTGGTCCATCAAATTCAAATTCTGATTTTCCATTAAGTGGAAATCAAGGAGGAGATACTAATGGAGGAGGAGCTGGTATAGATCCAGTTGGATCCGGAGATCAAGTAACTCCTGTGTCGGATTCTACGGGTGCTGGAGTAGGTGGTGGAAGTGGAATTTCTTTACCAATAGATTTAACTGGTACAGGAGAAATTCCTGGGCAAATACCTATTGTGGGTGGGGATGGTGGAGGTATTGTTATTACTCCAAACGATGTTATATCTGAAATTAATGAAATTGAAATTATTGATACTGGAAGTGGTTATTCTCCAGATGATACTATTGAAATAGTAGGAGGAAATAATAATGCTCAATTGGAATTAGTAACAACTCCAATTGGTCAAATAGTTGACATTAAGATTATATCTGGTGGGTATGGATTTACTACACTTCCAGAAATTAGAATAAATACTATAAATGGAGTTGGTGCAAAATTTAGACCAATTTTAAGATTTATCTCAGCATCAAAATTTAGTAATAGAGAGTTGCAAAGAATAGGAACAGATAAACTTTTAAAAATAGTGGATTGTGTAATAAAATAAATGACTCAACAAAAGGCTCCAGATTTTACTATAGCCAATAACCCACACGCATTCATACATTGTGGTCCTGTAGGTCCAAGTACTCTTGATGATGGTAGAGATTTTAGTATCGTAACTTCTGCCAATAATCATTGTGTATGGCACAAAAATGGGTCAAAGATTGAACATATACAAGGTCCTTTTCATGAAGTTTCTGGTCATAGTTTAGATCCGACACAGCAAGGAGATGTTGGGAGATCTATAATTGCACAAAACGGAGATCTCGTTCTTAATGCCGAAAGAGGAACAATTTATCTTAAAGCAAAAAATATACATATAGAAACAACTGGTGAATCTAAACAAGGAAATTTTCTGGTAAGTTCTAATGGATTTATTGTTCTTGCATCAACTCAAGAAGTTCGTTTAGCTGGAACTAGATTATGTTTAACTGGAACAAGTGGAGTTAATATTGTAAGTTCTAATTTTATAAATCTTTATGGAAAAGTTAATCATCATAGTCCAGTTAGTTCATTAAGTACAATTAAAGAATTACTTTCTGGAAATTGGTCTAAACTTGTTGAAGGACTTTCCAAAACTTGTGGCAAAGTAGAAATAATAGAATAAGGAGATATAAGATATGAGCTCTCATAATATTGATAATTTTTCAACTTCATACATAGAAGTATCTCATCCAGTTTTTGGAGCAGCTTTAAATGTTCCAATGTCTTTTATCCCTCCTGGATCTGCAAACATTTTTCAATGTTTTATTGGATCCGCTTTTAATAAGGTTGTAAGTGCTTCTTTAACTGTTGGTGCAAATGCCACCAATCCACAAGCACTTAATGTAACTGGAGAAAGTAAATTTTTGGGAAGAACCACAATACTTGGAGATCTTTTAGTCACTGGAGCACCAGATGGTGGACCATCTGGGAGTGGAGTTAGAAAATTACCAGGATCTACAGAAATAGCTGGTCAAAATCTTATAGTTAGTTCAGTTAAATATGAAATAAATTCTGCTAGGTTATCTATAAATTGTGCAAGTGGTATTAATATTGATTCTGCAACTAAAATTTCTATTGATGGCCCAAAAGTGGATATAAGTTCACCTTTAATAAGATTAGGTGGCAGAACAATAGTTGATGGTGTTGGTGATCTTGCCCAATCAATCATAAGATTAGAGATTGGTAAGAAAAACTTTGACATTAAGCATCCCAATAAACCAGGATATAGATTAAGACATGCTTGTGTTGAAGGACCTGAGGCAGCAGTTTACGTTCGTGGTGTGTTAAATAATAGTAACGTTATTGAACTTCCAGATTACTGGAATGGTCTTATTGATCCAGAAACAATTACCGTAAATCTTACTCAAATTGGACATAGTCAGGATTTAATTGTTGAAAAAATAGAATGGGGTAAAAAAATTATTATTAAATCTGGAAACGGTACAACTATCAATTGTTATTATCATGTTTGGGCAGATCGCCTGGGTGAAAAATTAATTGTTGAATATCAGGGTGAAACTCCAGATGATTATCCAGGTGATAATTCGGAATATTCAATCGCAGGTTGGACATACGATAAAAGAAGCTCATGACCAGAATTAGAATCTATCATACCGATAGACCGCCCGAAGATCTATCAGATTTAGAAATTGATAATCTTTATGTCGGTACTGGTGTTACCATATATGGTAGTGTTGGTATTGTTAGTGCAGTTTCTTTCTATGGTGATGGATCTAATTTATCAAATGTTGGTATAGAAGTAAGTGAAATCGATACTTTAAATGGTAATGCAATATTAAATGTTGTCGAAAATGTAAAGGCAATTCGTTTTGATACAGATTCTGGATTTGATGTAACAGATTTAGGTGATGGTGCTGTACAAATTGCATTAAATAGTACATTTAAATATTGGGAAATTGAAGGACAACCAACACTTATTGCAGAAGGTCTTGATACTGTAAAAATTGTAGCTGGTGTTGGAATTGCAATTACAACTCAAAATATTGAAGATGATAAAAGAATAACGATTACTGGAACTCTTGGGGCACAAGGTGTTCAGGGTACTATAAGTAATTTCCAAGGAACTCAAGGTCAACAAGGAACT